GCAGAAAGTCGTAAAAACAAAAATTACAGACGATGCTATTCCAACAGAAACCATTAAAGAGATTTATGCCGACAATGACTAATAACCTATTTAAAAAGGCCGCTTGTTTTACAGATATCCATTGGGGTCTAAAGAACAATGCAAAACAACACAATGAAGATTGTTTAGATTTCATTGATTGGTTTATCGAGGACGCAAAGAAAAGAGATTGCGAAACTTGTATATTCTTAGGCGATTGGCATCATAACAGGTCAAGTCTAAACATATCAACGATGAAATACAGTCTTGCTGGTCTACGTAGACTAAGCAAAGCATTCGAAAAAGTTTACGTCATCTTGGGTAATCATGACCTATTCTACCGTGAGACACGTGACGTGAACTCGATGGAATTTATTGATGACCTTTCTAATATAGTCTTAGTAAGAGATACACTCGTACAAGGCGATGTTGCTATTGTTCCGTGGTTAGTCGGCGATGAATGGAAAAAAGTTCCTAAAATAGAATCAAAATACATCTTTGCTCATTTAGAGTTACCTACATTTCAACTCAATGCAATGATAGAAATGCCCGACCATGGTGGACTAAAGGGCAGTATGTTTAAGAATCAAGACTATGTATTCACTGGACACTTTCATAAACGTCAAGTAAAAGACAATGTAATTTATATTGGTAATGCGTTCCCTCACAACTTCTCAGATAACTGGGATGACGATAGAGGGTGGATGTACTTAGAGTGGGATAAAGAACCAGAGTTCTTCACTTGGAAAGATGCACCAAAGTACAGAACGATTGCACTATCAACACTATTAGATGCACCAGATGAATATCTATTACCAAAAACAAACGCAAAGATAACACTAGATATCGATATTTCTTACGAAGAAGCAAATTTTATTAAGGATACATTTGTAGAAACTTATAACTTAAGAGATGTAACATTAGTACCAGTCAAAAGTAACGAACATGAAAACGACACTGGTGCTGAAATACATTTTGAAACAATAGACGAGATTGTCGTTTCACAGTTAGCATCATTAGATGATAATGGTAGTTTTGACAAGAACGTTCTTATTGAAATTTATAATAATTTATGAAGAAGATACTAATTACAGGAAGTCGTAAGTACGGCTTGTGTGAGGCTATGTGCAATCTGTTTGACACAATGTCTGACATCGAGTACGAAACTGCAAGTAGAAGTAATGGCTATCAATTAGATACTAGCGACGGACAACACAAATTAGCAGAGTATTATATCAATGGAAACTTTGATATTTTTATAAACAACTCTGCAATATGGAAATTTCAGCAAGTTATGATTGCTGAGAGCATTTTTAATGCAATGGAAATAGCAGAAAGAAAGGGGCACATTATCAACATAGGGTCAACTGCTGACACTGGAGTAAAGGGAAGAAGTTGGAGATATCCAACAGAAAAGAAAGCACTCAAAGCCTATAATAGAGATTTGACTTATAAGACAATAGGTGGCAGTAACATAAAAACAACACTAATTTCACCAGGAAGTCTAACAACACCAAGTGTGATGAAGAAACATCCTGACAGAAAACTGATTGATGTCGAATACATTGCAGAGTTAGTCGTATGGGCAATCAATCAACCAGAGTATATTAATGTCAACGAATTATCGATTGACCCGATACAATTTGGAACTTACGCAAGAGAGGTATAAGTTTGTTAATAATTAAGAACATAACAATAAGAAATTTTATGAGTGTGGGTAACGTAACCCAGGCTGTAACATTAAACCAAGATGAACTGACTTTAGTCTTGGGCAATAACATCGATTTGGGCGGCGATGGTTCTCGTAACGGAACTGGTAAGACCACTTTAATCAATGCATTATCATACGGACTATATGGTAAAGCACTTACAAACATTAAGCAGAATAACTTAATCAACAAGACTAATGGCAAAGGCATGATGGTCACAGTTGATTTCACATACAACGGAAATGAATATCGCATTGAACGTGGTCGTTCTCCTAATGTATTTCATTTCATGCGTGATGGTATGGAACTCGGTGATAATAATGTAGAGAACGCAGGGCAAGGCGAAATGCGAATGACCCAGGTAGAAGTAGAAAGTATCGTTGGACTTTCTCATGCAATGTTCAAACACATTGTTGCACTCAATACATACACCGAGCCATTCCTCTCTTTACGTGCTGGTGACCAACGTGAACTTATCGAAGAACTTCTAGGAATAACAGAACTCTCTCGTAAAGCAGAAGCACTCAAAGAGATTTCAAAGAACACAAGAGAGCAAATTAAAGAAGAAGAATACTCACTTAAGGCTAAAGAAGACACAAATGCTCGTATTCTTAAAAGTATTAAAGATATTGAACGCAGACAGAAAGTATGGAGTAACAAACAACAAAAAGACCTAGAGTCTTTAGAGTCTGCACTTGATTCTTTATCACACGTAGATATCGAAAGTGAATTAAAGAACCACGCTTTGTTAGTTACATATAATGAAAATTTGGCGGCAAAATCTACTGCTACTTCTTGGATTACTAGTATCGAGGCTGACAATTCGAAGCAAAATACATTAATAGAACGTTTAGATAATGAGATAAAACTTATCGAAGAACATAAATGTCATGCTTGTGGTCAAGAAATTCACGATGAGAAACAAGGCGAAATACTAACAAATAAGAATACTCAGAAGAATGAAGCAATGGGACAACTCACTCTCAACGAAACATCATTAACTGAACACAATAATCTAATCGAAAGTATTGGTGAACTTGGTGAGAAACCTGTTACTTTCTATGAAACATTATCTGATGCTTACGAACATCAAACTTCTGTAGAAAAATTAGGAGAACAAATAGAACTAAACGAGAACACTGAGGACCCATACGCAGAACAAATAGCAGATATGCGTGATAGTGCCTTAGAAGAAGTAGACTATGGACACATGAATTCGTTGGTTTCTTTACAGGAACATCAAGAATTCTTATTGAAATTGCTAACTAACAAAGACAGTTTTATACGTAAAAAGATTATAGACCAGAACTTAAGTTATCTAAACTCTCGTTTAGCATACTACTTAGATAAGTTAGGATTACCACACGATGTTGTATTCCAAAGCGATTTAACAGTAGAAATTACTGAATTAGGGCGTGATTTAGACTTTGATAATCTAAGTAGAGGCGAAAGAAATAGACTTATTTTAGGTTTAAGTTGGAGTTTCCGTGACATATTCGAGTCATTATACAGCACAATTAACGTGTTATTTGTTGATGAATTGATAGATAGCGGAATGGACACCAATGGTGTCGAGTCCTCACTTGCTATTCTTAAGAAGATGGCAAGAGATGGAAACAGAAGTGTGTACTTGATATCACACAAAGACGAATTGCAAGGGCGTGTCGAAAGCGTTCTAAATGTAATAAAAGAGAATGGTTTTACAAGTTTTTCTCACGAAGAGGAAACTACCACCACTATAATATAGGAGAATTCTATGAATACACATGACCAAATTATGGATTTAATGGAAACTTACCAGGCAGAACATGCTAAATTCGAAGAAAAGGGTGTAAAAGCCTCTGCGGCACGTGCCAGAAAGGCACTTGGCGATATGGGAAAACTAGCAAAAGTGCGTAGGAAAGAGATTCAAGACAAAAAGAACAATATGTAGAAAAAAATATGGAAAACGCTTGACTTTTAAAGTCCAATGTGTTAACATATTATAATCAACGGGTGCCTATGTCTCCTCTAAACCTCTCTCATCGACACTGGTGCTTGTTGCGTTCTCATAATTTATGAGAGTGGGTGGGTTAGACCTTAACGTACCACCGTAAAAAGCACAAAAAGGGGCCCTGTATCAGAAATGGTACAGGGTTTTTTATTTACCTAAATAAAAGTATCACGGTTTAGAGTTTATAAATGTTATCACCATCAACAATAGAAAAAGTAAAATGGTCAGCAACGTTCATGTTTGTATGTGCTGGTACGTTGATATCTTTAAATCTTCCACAATCTAAATATGCATTTCCGTTATTTGCTACGGGACATATTATAGCAATCTATGTCTTTTTATTACTCAAAGACAAACCGTTAATTGTACAGAATGTGTTTTTCTTATTGATTGATATGATAGGAATCTATCAGTGGCTGTTGGCGCCTATATTTTTTCTTTAAGGCTTTGTAAGTACTCTTTGAGAATTTTTGAACTTCCCACTCGTACATTGATAATACCATTATAGTATTCATCTGTTTCTAAGACTCTTCGGTCAAACTGTTCTTTTGCTTCTAGATAACTTAATGCGCCACGACTCGGGCAATAGTGGAGGATTTCACGTGTAAAACTGTCTGGGCCTAATTTTTTTACGTCTGCATTTAAATGGTCAGACGAACCCCAATAGGTTCTCCAATCACTTTCTTTATAACCACGTCTTTTATTCTTTCTTCCTTTAAGAGGTGGTTTAGTAGTCTTAAATCGTGCTAACTTCTTACCCACATATTTCTTGTTATTCGTAAGATTCGTAATAAGATATACAAATCCCTCAACATTATCAGGTAATTCATCTACGACTTCATTGTTATATGTCCATTCACTCATGGTGTTCTCATTTTAATAGGTCTAAAGACCTAATATCTTCGGAAATTTCTTTTCGTTCCACTCAAAGAAGATTTCCTCGATATTTGTTTATTCCATTTAAATATTATTTATTGTTTATTCGCTTGTCAGTTTGGAAGACACAATTGCCCATCCGCAGGGCAATTGCTGATACTTGTCAAGTTCATCAGATTCCATGTCTAAGTTAGCCGCTAGTTACGGCGAGGTCGGTTGGCGATTCCCTCTTAACTTAGTATTGCGTCTTTCGACCCAACGGCACCTTGATTAATCCACATAGAATAAAATTTAATCAAAGTTGGTAGTATTTTTAATCTACCAGCGGTGTGTACATTTCTGTACGGTAAATACTAGTCATTCAATATACCTTTAGAGTAATGAATGTTTTATGTTCCAAACAGTCTTTGTGGTTAACGAGAAGCAGTGTCGGAGTTCACCCAACTTATCCGAACGTATGTAAAATATACGCCCTCAATCCCGAGTCGGCAGCCCGACTAACAGTTCCACTATGTTTTGCCTTATTAGAATCATTATTAGCCTTTGGGGAGTTGTATTAGAATTAAAAATGGTTTTTGAATCGATTTGTATTAGTTATGTTGAACATACTAACACAACGGAAAAGGGATGTCAACCCTTTTTGTAACTTTTTTTGTATTTTTTTATAAAATAGGTACGCCAGCAGATTTACTCAACTCAAAGTTGTCGTTTACTATGTCATTTAGATGCTTTATATGATTGGCGGGCATATCGTGGATTTCAGATATACTAACGCCACCTCGCATATACCAAGTGAGTTTATACAGGTTTTTGTGTAGAGATTCAAGTGATTTTCTATAAGACTCTTGTTTCTCTGTTACTTCAGAATCGCTGGCAGTCTTCAACCAGCGGAGGAAAAATTTACGGGATTCAACTCGAACGTTACTTTTTCTTTGTGACTACATGCTTCACAAGTAAATTCAAACGTTGATATATCCTTTAGACTTGGTGTTGCAACACCTACTGCCTCGTTTACTTTGGAAACAATATTGGTTGGAACATTTTCCATAAACTCCATAATGACATTTTTGTCAACAACTACTTCTTGAGGTGTTTCAATTCTGTCGATAGAACTCATTAATAGGTCTATGTTCTGTCTTGATACCTTTCTGAAACTAATAGCAAATTGTTTTGCCATTTCTACTTCATCACCCTCAACGCCTTCTGCTGTTTCTTTGATTTTGTTTAATATACGGGCTTGTTCTACTTCAATTAGAGCCAGTCTCGTTAGACTGTCTAATTTTGGAGGAGTTACAAATATCTTTAGGTCTTCATGTTCAATTGCTGGAATTTCAGTAATATCTGGAAACTTTTCAAGAATATGATTGATATCTATGTTGTAATCTGCCTTTTCTTTACATTCAGAGCAGGTGTGCGTGTGTTGAACATCTTTGCCATATGTTGCATATTTGATTGCAAGAAATATCAGTTCAGCATCAACATTACATAGATTCCTTGGATTAGGAATTGCCGGAACACAACTTTTGATGAGATTTACAAGTGCCTCACCGTTAAGTAGTTCATCAGGATTCTGCATTGATATCTCGTCAATTGCAGTCATCGGAAGTATAGGCAACTCGTCCAATACAGTTTTTTCTATTTCTGGATTAAATCTGCCACCGGTTGGAATTTGTACATATATTGCCGGTTTACGGAAATATTTTGATAATGGGTTCTCATTGGTGTTCATTGTTTGTCCTTTTGATAAATACAGTATAATAAGTTAATAATTAAGTATAGACATAACTATCTTAATTATTTATCTTTGAGAATAACTACGTAGTTTTATAACACAATTTAGAGGGTTTTCAATGGCAGACGAACAAGATGTTTTTATTTCAGGTATAAGTGGCAGTATTGCCGCGTGGTCTACTGAGGCTACAGCATCAAAAATTGCAGGAACATTAAAACAAATTTCGGCACAAAATGCTTCAATCGTTCAATTACTCAATGCAGTAAAGGGTGGTGGCTCGCTGTCTGCAAAAGAACTTAAGAAAGTTGGCGATGAACTTAGACAGAATGGAGTCAAAGTATCTAAAAGTCAAAAGCAGGACCAAACCCAGAATACACAAACTCAAGGTATTTTAAGTAGACATCTTAAAGGTATTCAAAGTATGGTAATGGGGCAAGATAGATTGTCTGACCAAATAATAAAGAATGCCAGAGAAGAAAGAAAAGAAGCCGTTCAGTTAAAACAACTAATGCAAGCCGGTCTTAGTAAAGAAGAGGCAACAAAAACACTTGAAGGCGAAAAACAATCAAAAGCCTATGAGAAAATGACAGCGGCATTAGCCTCAGGATTAGGAATGATAGCGGCAGTTGAAGAAGCAACCAAACAAGGATTTGAACAAAGATTTGATTTTGCAGAAGAACTTCGTACATCGGGTTTATTGGGTGGAATTAATGCTGTTAATGATGGATTTATTTCAATAGCAAAGACAGTCAGTGATACTGGATTTACTTTTGGTATGGCCGCAGAATTTACTAAAGATTTTGCAAAAACTGTTGGTGTATTGGGCGTAAAGAGTACGTTAGACTTTGTTAATAGTATGGCTAGAGGTCCAGGCGGACTAATGGAAGAATTTGCTATAGAATTTGGTCAAGTTGCCGGAATTGCAGGAGAATATTTAGACACGTTACGTATCGCTGGTCAACTTCAAGGAAGGTCAGACAGAGAATTAAGAGAGGGAATGGATAGTTTCATGTCTAATGTTCAAGCAACTTCAAATGTATTAAAAATTTCAATGGAAGATGCGGCATCATTATTGAAGAATAGCCTAGGCTTTGCTGAAAAGGGTATGTTATTAACGCTTGATAGGGCAACACAAGATTCAGTTAGAAATGCAATGCAAATGATGGGTGGCGTTGATAATCCACTAACAGACTTGTTAGCCGCAAGACTGGGAGCAGGCTCTGACCAGATGTTTCAGTTGACAAGTCAATTTCAAGATACTTCACAGACTCCATTAGGAATGGAAATGATAAAATTTGTTAATGAAGCCGCGGCACAATTACAAAATGGTGGCGATGCACAGTTTCAAAGTTTTATGGCAACAAGTATGCCTGAATTTGTTTCACGTGAATTAGAACGTTATAGTGGAGGCGCCTCAAGAGGATTAGCAATAGCAGATGAAAGAATTTTAGTTCAGTTAGCACAAATGAATGAACTAGCACAAAATATGTCTGATATCTCAAAAGGTATATCTGCCGGTGGCCGAGAAGATGCCGCAGTTGTAAAATTCAGAGACCAACAACTACAGGCCGCAAATGCGATGGAGAGAGCGATGAACGAGGTTATGCCTGGATTTACTGCAAATATGGAACTTCTAACGGAAACATATAGAAAATTTGACGAACAAGCGGCAGATACAATCACAGCAAACGCAAATTTAATAGATGGTATCAATAATGTAGGAACAGCAGTTGACAGAACAATGAGTTGGTTTGCAAGACAGATGTTGGCCGTTGGTGAGTACGCTGGCGAAATAATATCGTTTGGCAATGCAGATAATGATATAATATCTGCAACAAGATTCACGGACATCAATCCAGACGGGACAAACCGCGTCAAAAGTAAGAGTTCAATCAATGATTTTTCAAATATGGGCGATTCTCTGATTGACAAACTTGAAGAAAATAAAGATACCCTTACAAAAAAGCAATTGGAATCACAAAAAGCATCCCTTGATGCAGTTGTACAAACATTGCTTAATACTAAGGCGCTCGACCCTAAGAATAGAACAGATTTAGATGAATCAATTCAATCAACTCAATTAGCAGTGTTGGCTAAGATAAATGAGTTATTAAATAAGTTAGGGGAGTAGAGATAAGATAGGGTTGACAATGTATACGAATTATGTTAAGATATATAAAATTAGGATTAAATTATGACTTGGAAAAAGTACTTTAAAACATACGATGGTGTTCCACGCCCATCTGTAGAATCTGGACCTGCATCAAACAATGCATCCAGTTCAAAATATAGCAGTTGGCTACCAGAAGTCTATATGGGACAACCCAATAGAGCCCAAAGATATGGACAATATGACCAAATGGACATGGATTCAGAAGTTAATGCGGCGTTAGACACTATTGCTGAGTTTTCTACATTGTTTAGTGAAACTACTAAACTGCCATTTAACATTCAATTCAATGATGACCCATCGTTTACTGAAAACGAAGTTCTTCAAAAATCACTAC